CTTAACTCGTTCAAGTGAGGGGAGTAATAAAAGGAAGTCCCAGCGAAGTGAAAAGCGTCGAGCATTAAGTCCCACTTTGTTTGGGGTTTATCATAGTGAACGTTCACTTTAGCATCCGACTGCACCGCTGGAGTGACCCCGATGAAGTCCGCTATCCACTCAGTCAAATCTTTGAGCGTCCCGGAGTAGCTCCCTACGAACGGGCTTACTTTTAACAAAATCAACGGGTCGTAGGCGGTAACTTGTGTTTGGAACTTAGTCGCTGACTTAATGTGGGTCGTCTGCCAGATATAACCTCTGAAAATCGGGAAGTCGTAATCGTCGAAGATTTCAATATACTGGCGGTAGCGGGGCACGAATGAAAAAGGAAAGGTGATGGTGGCGGACGCTATCGTCGAGAGTGACTGCCTTATGCTGATTTCTTTGAATGGTAACGCCCGCCCGTTTATCTTAACCACCGTCATACTACTCTCACCCTCTCGACCGTTAGCTCCACATCATAAACCATCGGCCTGCGTGCATTCTTGCGGTAGCGTAGCTCGATAATCTGTCCGTAGAACTCCTCGCCGAGCCAATCCACGAGGATATACGGCCTTTTCATAATCGTGTGTAACGTGGACAGTTCATCGTCCGTCGCCACGAGGCGTAGGCGGAAAACTCTTGAGTAATTTGAGGAGGGCAGGTTGTAGCTTTCGCCCTCTTCAATGTCGAAGTGGTATGTGTTGCGCCGGTAACCCACATCATATTCTGTAACGTTGAAGCTGTTGCCATCGAGGAGAATGCTCGTGCTAACGCCCACACTCTTCTTTTCCCACAATAGTGCCCAGCCGGTGGAAGCTACCGGGTAAATATACGTATCCGGCGTGTCGAAGGTTTGCCCTTTGCCGACAAGGTAGAGGTAAAACGTGCGAGTGTCAGTAGCGTATGCGGCACGCACCTGAAGCCGTAGCGAGGTAACTGCTCCACTACCCTCTTTCTCATAACTAACGACCTTGTGAGCAACTACTGTGTTTGTGTTCCCATCCACTACCGTTAAGTTTGTCAAATCACTTTCCGCGAGCTTGCCCGCGAACCCTGAAAACGTCACGTCATAGATCACATAAGGTTCGCCGGGCAAAATATAGTCAATCGAAAACGTCTTCGACAACCCCGCCGGCGTAAACGTGTCGTCAAGGTTGGACGTGTCTCTTTCTTGCCCGTCGTCAAAATAAAGCCAATAAACGTCCCCCTTTGCACCCGTGACCCCGTGAGCGGTGATGCTTATGTGGTCAGTTGTTTCGCTGTTAATTGTGTGTAATAACCGCGTGTCGTCCCCATCCTTGACAATCGCAAGTTCCACGCCACGATTTGCCCAAAATGCCTTGAACTTGTCATCAATGATTAGTTCAACGTCTTCATTGCTCGCGTCGTCGTTTAGTATGAGCTTAACGCGTTTGTAGAAAGTATAAACTGTTTGCAAGTCTTCCCTCGCCGCAATCGTCACGGTCGGCTCTTGCTCGGCGTATTTCCTAACAAACACCCAATCAATGTTGATTTTCCCCCCATTCCATGTTAAGAATTCTAAATAATTACTTCCACTTGAGTATCTATCTTGCGTCCCCGAATGTACCAAAGCCCCATCTTCATAATATGCTGAGTTGTTCGCCTCCCAAATTATTTTCCCGACAACCCAGTTCGACGGGGCGCTCCTGCCAAAGTGCGTATATGTCGTTATTGTTCCACTTGTTCTCTTTTGATAATAATATTCTGTCTTGGTAATGACGTATCCATGCCTAACCCAATCTGAATCACTACCTCCGGCCGTTTGAGTTATTACCGCCCATCCTTCTGTTCCTTGAATGAACTTCCACTTAAACTCTTCAATAAATGGGAATTGGAAAGATTGTTTTGACACAACACCCGCCGCTGTGTCTGACGCCGAGTATATTTCTACATATCCCTCTTTTACACTTGCAGAGTATGCCCCACTACCAGTCCAACGCGCACTTTCCCACTTACTTGTGTCTAAGCTTGAACCGTCAAAGTCATCGAAAAACTCGAAAACGGCTGAACCATCGCTTGCGTCCGTTGCGTTGGGGTTGCCGTAGTAAAGATAAACGTCCACGCTTCCGTTTGCTGGGATGCTTGGCACCCTGACCCAAATCCGCGCGGTCTTATTCGTGGCGTCAAACTCTTCAATCCAATGTGGCAAAAGCGTTGAACCGCCCGCGTCCGTCACCCTAATGTCAGAACCATCACTTTTTACTAACCCCCACCCATCCCACGTGTCATCAAGCTCAATAGCCACTTGAAAGTCCGTTAAGTCTGTTGTGGTGTTGTTAGGGATGGTGATTTTGTTGCGGTGGCTCCACCCCGTCAACCACTTTGACGTTAAAGCCCCCAACGTCACGGTCGGCTCCTGCTCGGCATACTTTCTAACTCTAACCCAATCGACCCACAACTCGTTGTTAAGATATGGAACACCGAACACGAGGTAGTCTTTAGGTTGGGTAGTTCTCGTTATACTCCCCTTCTCCTCACCGTCATAATAGAGCGTGTAAGTATTCCCGTTCTTCTTAATTGTCCAGACGTGCCAAGTGTCGTAATTCGGAGGGAACTCATCGTACTCGATTACACCGTTATCATCAAAATACCAATCAGTAATGCCAAATTTCCCATTATCAGTCGCACCGAAGGCTAAATAATATCCAGCAGAGCTAGGAGGATCGTTTTTAGAGAAATAAATACCAGTGGCCCCGTACCACTTCCCATTATACTCCTCCTTATGAATTTTCATCTTTGTTTCTATTACTGTGTTCTCACCTATTGCAACGCTTGCATAAACGCCCTCGTCCAGACCAGCAGCGTTAGAACCGAGCATGGGGAGATGTAGTAATGAAGATTGTTCGAACATATAGATTTTTTGGTTTGTGCCGTCGTCTTGTAACCAGAGGAGTTTGCCGTCGGTGTCAAAATCAACACCCTCATTATTTATGCTGTCACTTACCAAAGCATAACTTGTAACCACCGTACCATCCTTCTTAACCACATAGAGCTTACCGTTCTCCGACGCTATGTAGAATAACCCATTTTTGTGCGTTATACCTTGCATGTGTGGTATATCTTCGCTAGGTGTTATACTACCGAGAAAGCTAAAATCGCTTAACGAGTACTTGTAAATCTTGCCACCACTCGACTTGTATTCAGTAATGTAAAGTGCATTATCCTCCGGAACGACAGTAATGCTCGAACCCTCATGACCATTCGCTGAGATGTCTATTGTCTGCTCTATCTCAAGCGTATCAGCGTTGTAGATAAATATATGCAGGTTGCCCCAATCAGTCTCGCTCGCCCAATGCTCAACAGGAACGTAAAGCTTACCTGTATAGTAATCGCCATCACCAATATGGTCAACACCACTAACAGTACCAAACGGATTAGTGTTTTGTAGTACTACTGACCAATCACTCTTACTACGCTTATCTATTCTGTTAGTATGAAAAGTGTAGTAGTGATCAGGGGAGGCAGCGACACCTTGATGGCAATCAACGTCCGGACTCTCACCAACTTTTGTGAAACCACCTATCTCATAACTCCTTTTGCTATTCGCCCCTACCAAAGTCCACGTTCCATTGTCATACTCGAAATCATCAAAAAACTCAAATACCGCTTCCCCATTGCTCTCGCTCACCGCGTCCGCCTTGCCCCAATGCATTAAAATTGTGATGCTCCCGGACGCAGGTATTGATGGAATTCTAACCCAAATCCGCGCGGTCTTATTCGCGAAATCCCACAGCTCAATCCAATATGGGATTGCTGTGCCGCCGTCTTGCGTTGAAAAGCGAATGTCCGACCCGTCCGCGTTCACATTGTCCCATCCTTGCCACGTGTCGTCAAGATCAATGGCCTCTTGGAAGCCCGTTAAATCCGTTGTAGTGTTGTTTGTAATCGTCACTTCTTGCGTATAAGCCCATTCATCATAAAGCCCCATTTGTATCACCCATCACACCCCGTTAATCAAGTATTCGCCGCTTTCAAAGCCCGTATTTTCCGGGATATACCACACAGTCAAGTCCACGCTCAGGGTTAACTTCCACCGAAAGTCAGCCTCGGGAAAGTGCCACACCGCCATGTTTACCACTCTCCTATCTCCCTCTCAAGTGCCCGGCGAACAGCATCCGCTATATCCTCCGGCCGGGCATTCGTCTGGTTCACGTGGATAGTAACGTTCACCTGCGGAGGCATGCGAGGGCCTGCAGGGGTTGGTGCTGACGGATAACTCCCAGAAATAAACGCAGGGTGTATCTCTGGCATGGGGAGCGTTGGCTGTATTTTCTCGGCAGTGGCCAACCCCCGAGCATATCCTTCGACGATGGCTTTGCCTATCTCTTCAAACACTCCCGACGGGCTGTGGATATCCAAGAGGTCTTTTAGTGTATCTACTGCCGAGCGGACAGGGGAAACTACTTTATCCCATAATGCTCGGGCGAGGCCAGCGACCCCGGCCACAAGGCCGTTCACAATAGCCTTTCCTATCCTCAATGTGTAATCCCAGAATTTGCTCGGGAGCCCACGAATGTAATTTATTGCCCGTTCCCATGCCGATTTTAAGGCGTTTGCTATTTTGTCTTTGATACTCGCGACTGCGTTAAACATGCGGTTCATTGCATCCTTAACTGGCTGAGCCAACCGGGAAAACGCCGTGCTTACGGCTTCCCACGCCCGCCGGCCGAGTTCCCTGAGCTTGGCGACGACCTTTGCAACATATGGGCTTATTGCGTTCCAAATTGCATGCATTGCCTTGAGCACCGGAGCGTGGAGCTTAAGCCACCACTTAAGCCACAATTTTCCGAACTTAACGAGGTGCTCGCCTACCCATGTGAGGGCCTTAATGACCTTGTCTCTGAACCCACCGATGTTGAAGATGAGGGCCACGATTGCCGCAATGAGTAAGCCGATTACTACAATTGGCAAACTAATCGCGCCGGCAACGGCGGCGAGGGCCCCAGTTAGAGCACTAAACGCTCCAGATAACGCCCCGGTTACCGCACCAAGGCCGCCCAACGCTCCCGTGAGCCCGCCGATAGCCCCCGTGATAGAACTGAGTAAGCCCCCCATGCCAAGGAGAGACATTACCCCAGAAATTACTTTTACTGCCCCCGCCACCATCATTAATGTCGCACCGAGTGCTATGAACGCCCCTGTGGCTTTTTGTATTGGTTCGGGGAGGTCGTTAAAGGCCTGCAAAATCCTGATAAGTGGTTGGAGCATGTCGTTGAGGGCCGGCACGACGACCGAACCGATGGTAATCGCCAACGTGCGGAGATTGTTTTCAAAAATTTTCCATTGTTCACTAAAAGCTTCCTGTTGTTTCTTTACGACTTCGTCCGTGATATCTCCTGAGTTCTTTATCTCCTGCGTGAACTGGCGAAGGGCCGGCGCTCCTTCCTGCATCAAGACAGCTATTGCCGAACCAGCGCGAACGCCGAAAATCTCCATTATGTCAGCCGTGCTCGCCCCGGCGTCCTGTAACTCCTGCAAAATCTCGGCGAGGCTGTGCGTTTCCGGGTTCAAATCTTCCACAGTAAGGCCAAGGCGTTCCATTGCCTCTTTTGCACTATCTGTAGGGTTAATCAACTGAGCGATAGCCTGTCTTAAGTAAGTGCCCGCCTGCGAAGCTTTAATACCGTGATTGGCCAAAATACCGAGTGCGGCAGAAACCTCTTCAAGCGACCACCCGACTTGGTGAGCAAACGGGGCGACATACTTCATAGCCTCGCCGAGCTGTTGCAGGTTCGTGTTGCTCTTCGTAACCGTAGCGATAAGCGTGTCGTTTATCCTCGTTAAATCCTGCACGGTAAGGCCAAAGGCTTTCATCGTGTTTACGGCGATGTCCGTCGCCTCGGCCATGTCCATGTGGGCCGCAACGGCGAGTTTAGCTACTTCAGTAACGGCTTCGAGGCTTTCTTTGGCTGAAAGACCGGCGGAAGCAAGATAATAGTAAGCCCGGGCGACTTCTTCCTGAGAAACAGCCATGTGGTTGGCCACGTCAAGGGCCTTCCGCATGAGTGCTTCTTCCATCTCCTTGCTGACATTACCCATGATGGCTATTGACTGTTTCATAGCGGACTGGAAGTCAGTAAAAGCGTCTATGCTTTTTTTGAGGGTTAAGGCTCCGAGTGCGGCACCTGCCGCGATGGCCGCACCTTTCATATCCATGAGGCTGGAGGAAACTCGCTTTATCACATCCGTTGCTTGGTCTGACGCAGAGATAACAACTTTCAGGACTTCATCTCCGGGCATTCTCATAAGCCTCCTTCTCGAATTCAGTTAAAGCATCCATCACCGCCAGCACGCTACGCATCTCGCTGAGCGTCCACGTCTCAAGGACTTCCTTTGGTGAAATCTGGAAGTATTTGGCGATGGCGACCGCTTGAAGTAAAAAGGAAACCTCTTCCGCCTCGTCGTCGCTGGCAATAAAGTAGTAAGGCTTATTGCGTAGCAACCGCCCAGCGAGGAGCTTCACTTTTTTTCGAACTCTGGTTGAATGGCAATGACCTCGGTAGCGTGCTGGGCCAATTTTACCAGATGACTGAGCGGGAGGGCCTTTGCTTCCTCAACCGTAAGCCCGTAAACCATCGCCACGAGCTCGACGGTGGCGTCCGGCTCCAGTTCCGGGTCTTTAAGCTCACCTCCCGGCGTGAAATACTTATTGCGATACTTCAGCACATCATACCCGGTCGGCTCTTTGCCAATGTAAGTCTTCCCGTCAATCTCTACCTTAACCTGCCTCATCTGGTTCACCTCGCAGAAACTACAAAATGAAAATAAATAAGGCTTGCCCCGGCGGGGTCAAGTCCTCGGGTAACCTGAAACGTCGTTCTTGAGAACGATGTAAGCACTCCCGTTCGTGCCGTCGTCCAGCCCTGCGATTTCCACGTTCTCAATGAGCAACTGCTTATCCACGTCCGTAGCCTTGCCCCTCTTCGTGATGATGGCATTCGGGACATGGAACTCGATGACCTCACCCGTTGGGGTTTGGAGCGTAAGCACGAGGGGCTTCTGGGTGCCTGCCATAAAGTCCTGAGCGAACGTTACGTCGTCGGCCAGCACGTCAAGCTTAACCGTCGCCTTGAAGTTACCTTCCGGGATAAGGCTACGCCCGGCGTCGCTGTTAATGGCATAACCGCCGTCGTCAGCGTCCCTTTCGAGCGTTATCTCCACGTTGCCGATAGCGTAAGTGTTCCCACCCCACGTAATGTTGCCACCGACCACCCTGAAGGTGGCGGACTTGTCGTAGCTCGTTGGGGCGGTTTCCCCGCTAACGATCTCGCCGTTCTTTGCGAGTATGCTAATCGTCAGTTCAACGTCGCCGTTCGCCGGGCTTTTCACCACCATCTTGGTGACTTTACAACCTGTGTATTTTTCCTGAAGCTGGCCGATGGCCTTAATTATCTCAAACTCTGGGATGTCGAACGGCTTGGCGGTGAAGGTGTGTGTGTAAGTGCCGTCCCCGTTATCTACAGTCTGCACCTGCCCGAAGAAGGCATAGATCAACTCGTCTATACCATCCTTTGGCTTGAAGGGCAGGTTCAGGTCGCCTTTGGCGTCTATCTTGTGGAGCACGGCGTCCTGTGCGTGGATTGAGTGAATGTAGTGTTCCAGCGTTACGTCCCTGTCTATTGTCAGCTTATCTCCTACGGCGGGAAGGCCGATATAAACTCCGTTCCCGCTTATGTTTCCAATCTTAATCCATTGCTCCGGCATTAACTACCCTCCCATGTCGCGTTATATACTTCGAGCGTGAAGTCCCGGCGGAGCGTCCCGACTGCCTCAACCCAGCTCCGGTCATCAACCGAGACGAGCTTAAGGTAAGTCGTGCCGTTTATCCCCTCCTTATTCTCCTGCACCCACGCTTCTATCTTTCTTGACAACTCACCTCGCACCAGCTCGGGCACGTAGTCCGTCGCCCTCTGCTTCACATAAAGGCTCAGCGTGATGTCCGCCGTCTCCTTATACTCGTTCCAACCGATGTCGGCCGGGGCCACCCTCATGCTCATTCCTCGAACAACAATGAGGGGCGTCGGCCAGCGGGCCTTACCGTCATTTAGCTCTTCCTCCAGTATCACGTTCACGTTCCGCTCGACGCCGTTAGCGTCCGTGTAAGTCAGCTTCGCAAGCTCTTCCTTAAGAGTGGCCCGAACGTCAATCACTTAACGACCCTCCTGAACCGTGCCTTTCCGAGGATAGCGTTACGCTTCTGCACGTAAGCGTCCCAGAACCGGGTTTCCGTGTTCTTGACGACGAGAGCGTTTTTGTCCAAGTCCTGTATTGTGAGCGTCCCCGGGGCCTCTACCCGAAGTGTGGCGAGGTGCGAGGCGAGGAGATTAACCGCCGTCGTGATGTCTTCATCAGTAATCCGCACGGGTGCGTAGTAGTAAGTAGCAAGGAGACGCTCCCCCGGCACGGGTGCGCTCTCCAACTCAATAAGCCCGAGGTCGGCATTAAGCTCGATCACGTTGATGTCCCGCTGAAAGTCGCTGAGGGCCAAGGCGTTTAGGTTCACGCCGACGACCTTAACGTCCCCCGGCTGTGGGGTGAAGCCATTAACGAGGCTAACGACCGGAGTGTGGGTGAGCCGGTAAATCGTCTTGGTCTTGGCCCTGTCGGTTATGTCCTCACGCTCCACCCTGATGAAGACTTCGCCAAAGAACCACCGCTCGGCCACTGCGATAAGTGCTGAAAGGTCATCGTCACTAATGTCATCGGGGGTAAGCCCCGTTAGAACTCGCACGCCGTCAATTGTCCCGTAAGTCATCTTTCTGCCCTCCTGTTACGCTGGGAAAAAGAAAGGGATTAAGGGTTTTCAGGTGCTTGGGTTCACTATCTGGCCGATACCGATAGCCTCAGCAACACCATCGCCGTCGAAGTCTGCTTTGATGACCTCGACGCCCCAGTAAGCGTTGAAGACCTCCTTGTAAACGTCCGCCTCGGGCTCCCTCTTCTCCTCGAACTTGGCTGGGAGACCCGTAGCCTCGACAAGGGCGTTCTTGCTGTCAAGGACGACAGCGACGACTTGGTTTAGTGTGCTGTCAGCGTGGGCGAACGGGGTAACGATGACTTTAAGTCCGAGCACGCTGGTTATCTCGCCGTTGTCGTTCACCTGTATGAACTTGCGCTTGGTGGCGTCCTCGTAGTCCTTCTGGAGCTGGGCGTAAACCTCAGGGGTAACGACGAGGTAGTCCGGGCTTAGCCCCTTGTTGTGCCTCATCTCATTGACCAGCTCTTTTATCTTGTCGTAAACGTCCTCGAAGTTGCCCGCCGAAGCGAGGGCTTTTGCAAGGGCCGGCTTATAGTTCGTTCCGCTGACTGCGCCAAGGTCGAGCTTCTTACTTATAACTTCGTCCTGTTTCTCGGCCCAAGCGTCAGCGATACGCTTGAGGAGTGCGGCAGTAAGGTCAATGCTGGCGTGGTAAATACTCTGAGCGGTGAACGGCCAAGCACCGGCGTAACGCTTCAGGGTAACGGTGGAAGCGACCGGCTTAAAGACTTCGGCGTCGCTGACGGCCTCACCCTCGGCGACCTCCGCAACGCTGACCTTCGGGAGGATGCGAACCTTAACGGTGTCGCCCTCTCCCTTGCCGATGGCTTCCTCGCTGGCGGTTATGACACCCTTAAGCCTCCTGCCGAGGCTGGCCTCCTCTATGATGAGTTTAGCGAACTTCTCGCTGGGGATGATTGCGGCAACGTCGGCAGTTGTGGTTGCGGCAAGCTCTTCAAACTCCTTCTGGAGCGTTTCTCTTATCGCCATCTTCATTCCCTCCTTTCAAGTTCCTTCATTTTCTTGCGGAGCTTTTCGAGGTAGTCTTCCTCCTCCGGCTTCGGGTCGGAAACAACGAAACTTTTACGCTTCGCAAGCTTAAGCCCCTGTGCGAATTCGAGCAATTCACGAAGCTGTTCGAGCGTCTTGCCTTCCGGGTTGAAGGCCGGGTTGATGGCCTTAAGCTCCGCTATTATCTGTTCTCTCTCCCTGTCCTCATAAGTCTTAAGCTTCCTCATCGCCTCGTCCAGCAGGGCCTTCGTCATCTCAAGCTGGGCCTTGACTTCCTCATAAAGCGCTTTATAGTCCGGCTCTGGGGCCGGCTCTTCCGCCTTCTCCTCGACTTTCTGCTCGGCCATCTCGGCCTTCTCCGGCTCGTTGCTAACCAGCTCGGCGGTCTCCTCAACGGCAGGCTGGGTTTGCTTTTCCTGTCCAAACTCCATCTTATCTTCTTCCTCCATCCACAACACCTCGATTGGTTCTCCGTCCTCGGCGAACTTCACCTCGGGCGGGGTCTTGTCGAACTCCTTGTAGTGCTGGGCCAAGTGGCGGTAAATCTTTGGTTTGTCCGCACTCGGAACATTCACGCCTCCCCTCGCACCGAGTAATGCGGCCATTGCGGCACGAACGCCATTCCAAACGACGTTGTGCGTCTTCGGGTCGTGGTGCGGGAGCTTAAGGTCGGTGAACCTGTCGGGCGGGTTCTTCGGTGCCCAAGCGAAGTGGCCAGCTATACTCTTTTTCTCCTTATCCGTTAACTCGTTCCAGTTCTTCGACGTGAAGTCGCCGAGGGTTGGCCTCGACCAAGCGGACGTGGCGTCCGTCTTGTACTTCCACGGGTGTGTTGGGACTACACCCATTTCTACCATCTCCCTTTCATCGTCGCATTCCTCCTTTTGCAGGCCGATACCGCACCCCTTGTCCGGGCCACACGCCCCTCTATCCACTAGGGATGCCTTATCCAGTTCTATGTTCCGGGCGTATTGTTTCCCGTCCTTCGTCTCAATGTCCACCCAGACTTCAACGCTGACCTCGGGCGTAAGCCCGGCCTGCATGCGGTTCTTAACGTAGCCGAGGGCGACTTTGCCCTTCGCCGTCTCAAGGTTTATGACGGGCACGGCCCGGAGTTTGCCCCCTTCCAGCGTCGGGTTTTCCCACCAGCCGACCTCATCCTCGACCGAGCGGGAGTGGTCGAGGGTCAGCGGAAAGGCCGGCGGGAATTTGATTTTTGCTATTTCCTCTTCGAGGAAGACTATGCCGTTATGCTCCCCCGGCGTTAGTATCGTGCTCATGGGCAGGCGAACGAGTGTGCCGTCGGTCTGAATGTCGCCGAGCGGTATCGCCTGCGTCATCACAATGTGCTTACGTGCCGTCATTTTTCACTCCTCCACCGCCTATCAAAATCAAAATCCTGCCTCCTATTCATTGCATCTATTTCTGTCCTCATTAGTCTTATCTCCTCCTTCAAGTCCCGGAAGCTTTCATTTAAGTTATCGAGTGCTTGGCTGAGTGATTTCATCGCTTCGGCGTTAGTGTGGATGGTCTCTTTAAAGAGCAAATAAAAAAAGGCCAACGCCACGCCGACGACGCCGTATTGCATAGCAAGTTCCTCCACAGGCATTGTTATACCTCCAGTATCTTACCCCGCATAATGTTGGCGACTTTCCGCGCGGCAGGGCGCAGGTAAGGCCTTGCCGCCATCTTTCTCGTGCCAAACTCGACATAAGGGGCGTATTCCACATTAGTGCCGACATAGTAAACTAACTTCCCCAGTTTGCCCGTGTGGATGCTGGCCCTAAGCCTACCCGTGCGGACTGGGCAAATACGCTTGGACTCCCGCTCAATCATCAACGCCGTTACTTGTAAGGCCTTGTCGAGCTTTTTTTCGTCAGGGAGTTTTTTTAGCACGGTTTCGAGCCCTACCACCTTGACACCCCAGCCACTCATAGAAAACCCCCCTTCCGCACCATTGTGGTGCAGTCCTTGATGGCTTCCCTGAACGCCCGCCAGAGCGCCGTTGAGTAAGCCAACTCCAGCTTGCTTAAATTCATCTCTCCGGGCCTCCTCTTAAGTCCCACCAGCTCTTTTTCACCACCCCCTCTGGCGAGTTTTTCATCGTAGAAAATCGGCGTGATGGTGCAACGGCAGTTAGGGTGTAACGGTGGGGCCATAACCCCACACGGGAAAGGCTTTTCCAGCGGAGCACGCATGCCGTCACAGGAAGCGCACTCCGGGCACGTGCGGTCGTCAAACGCCGTGAGCCACTCCTTACCCTTCACGACCCCACTCTTCTTGTAAGCGTTAAGTCGGCCCGTGTTTGCCGCACGCATTACCTCCGTGCGAGCAATAGTGTTTAACCGCCACTTCTTACGTTGAAGCACTTGTTTAAGTTCCCTGCTCGTCCGGGGAATGCTCCACCCGTTTGCTACAGCGTCTCTTATGACGCGAGCCACGTCCTTTTTTATGTCCTCGCTCACGCCCTTGATTAGGTCGAACTGGTAGTTTTTGAGGAAGTCGAGGGCTTCAATGTCTGGGGGCACGTCGAAGGGAAAGCCCGCTTTCTTAACGTCGCTTCCACCTGTGTTCCAGCCCTCATTATACGCCTTCTCGATAATCTTCGTGCTCACTTGGTAAGCCTCGTTGAAGGCGAGGTCTATCCTCTTGTGCATTTGCTCGATGAGCACTTCCAGCTCGGCGGGGCTTATGTCGTCCAACGGCATACTTAACCCTCATACCAACGCCCTTTTAGTTTTGGCCCAACCTCTGCTTGTTCGGCCTTCTCTACCGTTTCCATCGGAGGCAACCCGAGGAACTCCCTTGCCTCATCCACCGTGATAAGGCCGTCCTGAATAAGCAAGTCAATCGCCCGGGCCCTCGTCAGCAAGATGTCGGCCTCGCTCTTCTCGTCCGCATAAATCTCGTTCCACTCAACCTCATAGTCGGCCGTAACCCCCGCGATAGCTAACTCGTGGTCAAGGAGGCGGCGGATAATCGGCGTAAACCTCACTTGGAGGTCTCTTAAGTCAGAATAGTAATCCCTGAGGTTTGTTTCCGACGTGCTCAGCGTGCCCGCCCCAGCCCCCAAAAGCACGGTGTAGGGAACACCAACGCCACCGGCTATCTGGTAGATAAGGTGCTCGCTATACGGTTTGATGTCGAGGGCCTTCGCCGTCGCCTCGACTTCTATGTCCGTCGCTTCCGTGCCGACGAAAAGCCCGACCTCACTCATGTTCTTGAGGGCCTCGGCCCAAGCGTCAAGCTCTTCCTGCGTCGCTCCCTCAATTTTGGCGAGGATAATTTGAGAAAGCACTTTCTTCGGGATACGCCCGCTCGCCTTGTCCAGCACGATTTTGCTTTCTATCACATGGAGCATTGGCTCGATAACGCCGACAGGCCGGCGACCGTCCCCGAGCGTGTCATAAGCGAAGTAAATTATCCGAGACGGATGCAAGCGGACGGGTTTAAGCGTTGGGTTCGGCGGGTCTTGCTCGAAGTAAAGCAACTCGCCATAAGTCGGGCTTTTCGGGTCGTCGTCCCACACGGGCCTAATCGTCTTCGGGTCTATGAGCTCAAGCGAGGCAATAGGCTTCCCCTCAGCAGGGGGTTCGCTCGGCGGGTTCTCGTCTCCCTCATAAACTATTTCGAGGTAACCTGCCCCGTAAATCATGGCGTTCTTGAGCAGGTCAATAAGGCGGTTCTTTAAGTCCGTGCGGTTCGCGAGGTCGTCGAAAATCTCAGGCACGCGCGGGTCGTCGCTGATGACGTTAAGCCACCGCTCGAAAACGTCGTGTGAGCGTTTCAAAATACCCTTGCGGGTGAGGGGCTCTTTTAGGTAAGCGTTCTCGCACAACTGCATTATCGTGGCGTCGAGGGGCGTAAACTTCTTGCTCAGAACCGGGCCGAGCATTGCCCCGCTCGTGTAACTTTCACGAAACACCGCCGGGGGCTTGCCGGCGGTTTTAACTTTCTTTGCCATTCTCTTCTTTTTTTTGACCATCGTCATCACCTTTTCAGGAACATTCTTGGCGGAAGTCTCGTCCCCTTACCGACGACTTGCGTAACAGCGAGGGCGAGACTGTCCGCATAGTCAGGTGACTTCGGCGGGTCAATGATTTTGATTAAGTCCCGGCTTGTGTAATCCATCTTCATCGCTGATAAGTCCCTGATAAGCTTTGGGTGGTCTGGTATTATTAGCATTGGGTCTTTCGCCGGGTCGAAGTAGTCGCGAAGCTCGAAGTAAATCTGGGCCTTAAGGTTCAGGAAAAGCCGTTTAGCTTCCGGGTTCGTCGGGCTGGCCCCAAACTTAACCGGCACGACCCGCACGCCTTCTTCTTTCAGCACGTCCGTAACGCCACCGCCGACGCCCGTGTCGTCCACGTTAATTTGCTTTGCCCCGTACTTCTCGTAAAGGCGTTTCGCCCGGCGGGCCGTCCACGTGGTTTCCCGCTTCGAGGCGGAAACAATGTCCACGACCTTCGCCACCAAGCCCTTCCGGGCCACCACCGTTAAGACCGTCTCGTCGTCACCCATACGGGCCACGTCCACGCCAATCTGCACTTCTACCCCCTCATCGCCGGGGGCAAAGTCGGCCCATTCCGGCACTTCGTCCCGCACGACTGCCTTCTCTATCCAATGCAACGGGATAAGGGCGTTGCTGATAACGTCGGGGAACTCACCGAGCACGCGGACTTTGAAAAGGACGCTATCTTCTCCCCACTCTCTCTTACGGGCTTCAATCCACTTACGGCTGACCCTCGGGCTGTCGTAACAACTTATGTGTATCGTCGCCCACAAGTCCCTGTTCTTATGAAAAGCATCGTAGAAAAACCCCTCGGGCCGGGTCGGGTTACCAATGGCGAGGATTTTGGCGTTCGTGGTTTGGCTTCCCATGATGGCCTCATAAATCTCGTTCTTAATACCGCTCGCCTCGTCGAGGATAAAGAGCAGGTAAGGGGCGTGGAAACCTTGAATGTTCTCCGGCTTGTCCGAAGAGCGCCCGACGATGAACCAGTCTTGAAGGCGGTTCCCGTCCGGGCCACGCATGTAAACTTCCACGTCAAGCACTTCGAAGTTGGGGCGGAGCATGGGCGGGACTTTACGAAGGGCCGAGTGGATTTCCGGCCAGAGCACACGGCGAACCTGTTGCCATGTCGGGGCGGTCGTGATGACTTTCGAATAAGGGTGCGTTACGAAAAACCAGATTGCCGCACGTGCCGCAGTCCACGTTTTACCAACACCATGCCCAGAACGAACGGCCACTTGGTCGTGCGTAGCGAGAGCACGGAGCACTTCAGCCTGCTTCGGGTCGGGTTTTTCTCCAAAAAAATCAATGACGAACTGCACGGGGTCGGCCCGCCACTTCAAAAGGAGGTCGGCGAAGCTAACCCCTGTGTCATCTTTCCGGCTCGACTTGGGCACTCATCACCAGCCCCCTACGTTTCATTATCTCCTCGTGCAACTCCACGAGTGAGATGCCCACGCTTACGTTAATCGTCTGCTGGTCGTTAAACTCGCCTTCAAGCTCACGCTGGTAACGTAGCAGGGCCACGAGGTCGGCCATCGAGCGGGCTTTGAGCTTTCCCTCCTTCATCTGACGAACGGCGGTGGCGATTGCCGCACGCACTATTTTGCGTTGCTCTTCCTTAATCCGCTCTAACTCGCTCTGCTCTTCCTCCAGCGTGGCCTCCAACCTCGCCCGCTCTATGTCGTCCCAGCGATACTTTTTCCGCCACTTGTTGATAGTCTGCCGGACTACCCCGACGATTTCCGCAGTCTTCTTTGCCGAGTGGTTCGTCCGCCACACTTCGTAAGCCCTAAGCACGTGCGGGGGCATTTGGCGGAGCAAGCGGTCAGCCTCGTTCGTTCACACCACCCCCCACCGTGCCATGAATTTACTTTTTATTTCCGAGAACGGCAGTTCCTCCCCGCCCCGGATGAGGGTGATGTCATCCTTACCAGTGATATGGAGATACCTCCAGACGATAACATCAACATAATGCGGGTCGAGTTCCATCATGTAGCAAGTGCGGCCCGTCTTCTCGGCGGCGATTAACGTAGAGCCCGAGCCACCGAAGAGGTCGAGGATAACGCCGCCCTTCGGACTACCGTCGGTTATCAACTGCTCGAGGAGAGGGATGGGCTTCATCGTCGGGTGGAGGTCTGACCGTTGGGGTTTAGCATATTCTAACACGGTCGTCCTCTGAAAAGGAGCATAAAATTTATGTTTGCCGAACCACCCGTAAAGGATAAACTCGTGCTTCGTCATGTAATCTTTCCTGCTAAGCACGTGGTTATTCTTCACCCAAACCAAATAATCACTCCAATGGCCGCCCACTTCTTCAAAGGCGAGGCGAAGGTTAATTAATTCCTTTCCAAGCATAAATATATACACAGTATTATACTCTGCCAATACCTCGCGAGCATTAGCGAGCCAAGTCCTAAAGAACTTCCTATAATCCTGTATATTGTCGTTAAGAATAGGCCGCTGAACCAGATTGCCTTTATTATACTTGTTAAGGAACTCGTTCTTAGAGTTATAATCAACACCATAAGGGGGGTCGGTTATCAAGCTATCGGCTTTTTTCCCGTCCATCAACCTCTCGACGTCGGCCCTGCTCGTGCTGTCCCCACACATAACCCTATGTCGGCCCAAAAGCCAAATGTCGCCACGCTTAGAAAAGGGTTCGACCTCTTCATCGACCTCTGGTAGTTCGTCTTCCTCCTCTTCATCTCCAACCTCTTCCTCTTCAACGACTTCTAACTCACGAATAAGCTCACTTACCTCTTCATCATCAAAGCCAGTAAGCTCTAAATCATAATCTATCTCTTTGAGCTGGGCGAGCTCTGCGGCCAAAGCTTCTAAATCCCAATCGCTTTCCGCCACCTTGTTGTCCGCTATCCTGAATGCCTTTGCTTGAGCGGGCGTTAAGTCGTCAGCTATGATGACGGGCACTTCCTTGAGCCCGAGAAGCTTTGCGGCCTCGTAACGCCCGTGTCCAGCAATAATAACGAAGTCCTTATCCACGACGATGGGCACCCTGAACCCAAACTCCTTAATCGAGCTGGCGATTTTCTTCACCTGTTCTGGTGGGTGCTTCTTCGGGTTGTTCACATAGGGGATAAGCTGGTTTAAAGGCACATACTCAACCTTCACGCTGACCACCTCGTTTTGTAGCCGGGCGACGCCACGCCGACGCCGGCTGTAACCGTGTTGGCTCACTAACTATTTTAGCATTTCCCCTGTTCACTCAAAGAGGCTCGCACATTATCATATATTGTATATATGTATTCCACATTTCCGCTTTTACTTATTGAGGCAAAACTAAAATAGTTTGAGCATATATTCATAAGCGACTGACGCCTTCTGGCGTCGGGTGTAACCTGAGGTGAGGACAAATGGCGAAGAAAATTTCCGACTACCTCGAAAGGCCGAAGCACGACAACAGACAAATAGTGAAAGCCCCCGCCGTCGTCGGGGAAGTCATAGCTATCGAGAACGCCTACTTTCGCACCGGAGAGAACGGGAAGCCATACGTCAGCATTTACTTCCACTTCGATAAGGACGTGGATAAAACCCCCTACGTCTGGAACACCAGCTCCAGCGTGGTGATGGACCAGATAAGACAGTTAAAGGACGCCGGAGCATTTAATGATGATGAACCGGTTCTTGCCCTCGTGGGCAAACGGAAGACCAAAGCCGGATTATGGTATTACGTGCTTTTGGATCCGGAAGACGAACCAATCACCGAAGAGGAGGGGTGAACGCTGGCTACCTTTACCCCCATTATTCTTTCGCCGGAGGAAAAGGAAGAGTTTGCTGAGTATTTGCGTGGCCGGGGTTACGCTCCATCCACGATTGAAACCGTGTTTAACTACCTGCTTCTTACGACGGCTAACACGAAGCACACGAGGCATAAGGCCAACTGGGCACGCAGGCTTTACCACGAGTGGGAGCGGGCAAAGCATAAGCAAAAGTGGTTACAGGATGAGTTTATGAGGGGAGACAATGAAGGAAGGAATGACGATTGAGCGGGTGATTAATATCATTCTTTATACTCTCCTTGGGGCCGTGCTCGGTGAGTTTGTCGCCATAATTATCGCTGTGTTCTATAAGCTGGTAGGGGGGTGAGAATGTGGGTGCTCGCTTATTTGCTGTCGTCAATCAAGTTTTGGCGTGGCTCAACTCGAAGCTTATCCACTTGCGGTGGCGGAGGCGTAAGACTAAAAAGCGTGTGCGTGTAGAATTATGACGTGCCCTGTGTAGGAGGGCCGGTTTGTGACCCGGGGCCGAATGACGAAACGGAATGCTGAGGGGAAGCGAGGCGGGTTGGCTGGCGAGACTAACACCCGATGATTGGTCACCTCCAGCGGAGGCCCCGCATAACGTTCATGTAAAAGAGGGCGGTGGAGCGCGGAGGGCGCGATGAAGC